ACCTTTTCAATAAGAGCACAGCGAGAGATTCCTTCTTCGATCAAAGTTATCTAAATAGTAACAGCTCTCTGATTGACTGCGATGTGATGGGATTTTCTTCTATCATTTCTGGAAAAATGGATGGAGGCAGATTGATATCTGGAAAGGTGGTAACTCGCCAGGCTAAGATATCAGACATGACAGAAATAATTTCATTTGAAAAAATAGCGTAAAGAATGGCAATGACAGCAGAACAGAAAGCGTGTTATGATAGCCTGGTTGCTCAGGTACAGCAGGAGATCACGTCTTTCTGCCAGATACCTTTCACTATTCCTAAAGAAGAGGTGATACGTATCATTAACAACGCTAAAATGTGGTTTTATAAGCATTACGAATACTCTGTTCAAGAGAAGTACTATGCTATCAAGGCTTCCACATTTAACACTGAAACTTTCAAAAAGACTGGAGAGATTACGATGCCTGATTCTGTATGGGCAGTCAATTCGGTTTATCAGATATCAGGCTGGGCTGGAGAAGACGGTGGATTCGGAGGTATGAGCTTTGTAGGATTGGATCCGGATTTTGCTCTTGATAAGTTCATCTATAATAACGTTTACGGTGCAGGTATCGGTTCAGAACAGATGATGTTCTATGTTATCAATGCTTATTTCATCGACATCGCGAGAATGAACTTGCAAGGGATGATTTCCTATAACTATAATTATCTGAACAAGAAATTCAGATTCATGGGAGAACTCCCTACAAACAACGTGATTTTCCTCATCTACGAAAAAATCAGCGATTGTGCTCTCTTCAGCGACGAGATCTTCATCAGATACGTCGTGGCACAGGTGAAAAAGCAGCTAGGTAGAATTTTAGGGACATTCACTTTCAATCTACCCGGTAACATTCAAATCAACTATGCCGATATCAAATCTGAAGGCGTTGATGAATTGAAAGAAATAGAAACAGAAATCAAAGAAGACGAAGGAACAGACTACTTCTTCACAGACTAAAATTTAAACTATGCAACTACAATCTTTTGACAATTTCTTGAACGAAGCATCTGAGAAAGAAAAGATAGATCTTTTAGCGGTAGACATGATTGACTACTATGGAAATGAACTGCCAAAGTCACCTGAAAAGACTGAGGATTTCATGAAAAGCAGAGAAATCAGCGACACTGCTATGATCAAGAAGCTTTGGAACAGAGCTAAAGAGATTCAGAAAAAGGGAATAGCCTAGCTATCACACGATCTGAATGTATTACAATAATCTAACGATATAAATATACAAATTAGAAGAGAATGTCAGACATCTATTGTAAGCCTATAGATTCGATCGGTTATTCAGATACAACTCTGGAGCTGAACGATGACATCAGTATTCTGTTACAACAGCTAGAGTGTCTTTTGACTACTCCGAAGTCTAGAGTAATGGGAGTTCAAGATTTCGGGCTGAACCTAGAAGACTACATTTTTGATCTGACTTTCAACACTATAGCGATCGAGAGCACTATTAGAACTCAAATAGGTCTGTTTCTTCCTCTAGTCACGACGTATCCGGTGGATGTGTCAGTGGCATTTTATGAAGGAGAATCTAGAGATTTGGCTGAGGTCAACATAAATATAAGCGGAGCTCCAGCGCTGACTGTGGTATTCTAAATTAGAAAAAGAGAATGGGATTCTTAAGTAAAAATGCAATCACGGCCCTGAGGATCTATACTCAAGCCTACAACTATATGACGAAAGTCTATGGGCAGACCAAGAACGCCTTCACACCGGCTTCACCTTATGGTCAGCTTCTTACTGTTCTTTCGAACATAGGCGAGTTAATCTTCTATTACATCGAGAGCGCAATATCTGAACTTAACTTTGCTACTGCAAAGAACGTGGCTTCTATCTACGGTCTCTCAAGACTTACGGGTCACAATCCAACCCGAGCAATATCAGCTATCGGTAAAATAGCATTAGTACCCAAGACTGATGCCGCACAAGGAATTCAAGGAAATTACATAGTCATCAGAGACAAAACAGAATTACAGTGTCTCGATAACAGCTTGATCTACATGATGTTTTTGGATTCATCAGAAAAAAGAATTGACAAAACAAGCCAAGAGACTTTTTACTTTACCATCAAAGAAGGTTCGATAGAGACTCAAAGCTTCACAGGCTTAGGTACTTCTATGCAGAGCTTCTCTATCATCACCAACAACCCAACTGATCATTTTTATACCAGAGTAAGAGTCAACGGTGTCGAGTATTCTGTATATGATTCTCTCTATGACATGGGCCCTGAAGAAAGAGGATGCCTAGTCAAAACTGGAATCAGTGGAGGCATAGACGTCTATTTCGGAAACGGTAATTTTGGAAGAAAGCCACCTGCTGGTAGTTTGATAGAAGTAGAATACATGATTTCTCGCGGTCCTATCGGTAATCTTCAAGGCAATGCTGGAGCGACATTTACTTTCATCACTGAAGGTTCGGATGAATTCGGAAACACCGTCAATTTGAACGATGCTTTCCAAATTTTCGTTTCTCTGCCGCCAGATTTCGGTTCTGCCCCGGAGAATCCAGACTTCACTAGAATCATTGCTCCGCATGCTAGTAAATCTTTTGTCCTAGCGAATCCTGACGCTTACATCTATTTTCTGAAGAAATATGGTTTCTTTTCTTTTGTAAACGCGTACAACACGAAGGACGACCAGTATATAGATGATGACAATATAGTCTATTTGGTTTTAATACCTGACATAAAGGCAAAGTTGACGTCAGATCTAGATTATTTCACTCTTCCTTTGGACGAATTTACTCTTACTGAAACTGAAAAGACAAGGGTCTATGAACTTCTAGACAACAGCGGTCAAATGTTAATAACAGCTGAGAATAGAATAGTTGACATAGACGTTAGAAAATACGCTATCAACGTAGTTCTTAGATTCTTCGATAATGCAGATAAATCTCAGATTAGAAGTCTTATTAGATCTAGATTAAATGAGTACTTCTTAAACGTGAAGAGAAGAGACAGAGTGCCTAGATCGGATTTAGTTTCTCTCGTAGAACAAGTACCAGGCGTAGACTCGGTGAATATCTTCTTCGTTTCAGAGCAAAATGAGACAGCTATTAGAAACGGTTATTACGATGTCGAAGTCCAAGGTTACGATCCAGTGACGAAACAAAAGGCTCTTCTTGCTACAAAGAGAATAACTTTGACGCCAGGTGAAGATCCAGGTCTTGGATTAGACGATTTTGGAGACATTAAAATCGTAGACGATGAAATAGTCGCGATCAGAGGAGACTGGTATGACAGAAACAATAACTATTACGAAGAATACCCAGACGATAACAAGCTCTCGTCTTTGAACGTCTTCTTTAAGGAGAGCATCAAAGCTGACTTGTACAATCAGATACAAAATCAGAATTTTGAGAAGCTAAGAAACCGAACACTGACTACCAATAATACAGTGGTCGATTCTAACCCTTCTTCAGTTCTAGGCGGATAAAAAATTGAATAGATGGCAGTTGACAGTTTGAGCGAATTCGACGCTCTTTCTCAAAATGAAGAGAATAACGGAGGTGTAAGTCTCTATGCAGCACAAGACACTCTTAGAGATAACATTAAGTGGCAAGGCTACGATTACAGAGAAAAGCTTTTAGCTAATTCGGTATCTCCTTATCTTTTAAGAAACTTGAAGGTATCAAACTTCTTGAAATATCTAAATGACATCTGTGTGGAGTACATTGAGACAGTGAAAAAGATCAGAGTCTACTATAATTTTACCGTCGATAAAGACACACGCTACATAAACTAAACGATGAGGTACCAAGACCTACTGTTTTTCGATAAGCAGGGCAACAACTTAAACTTTGCCTACGACGAGACCGCTCAGGCCTGGTATGGTTCGATATACCTTCCGAGAGTATCAACTGATCTTTTTGAGATTGCTCAGATCTTCGTCGTTCAGAAGATGTATGATTCTAGAGGAGTCGTCAGATATGCTTTTCCTCATGAACTTGAGGCGCCTTCTTCAACTGGAGAACCTGGTTGGGTTGCAGTTTGGAATTATGATCTGCCTAGTGAGATCTTTTTCTTCACTTATGATTCTGAATCTTTAGCACCTTTCTTAGAAAAGGCTGACGAACTTTCAGTAAAACCTGACTGGGATCCTTATCAATACTATGATACCGAAGGTAACTTACACACTTCTGTAGTCACTAATGGCGTTCTACAGATTAACGTGGCTCTCTCATCTCCGAACGAGAACATCTATAAGAGAACATTCTCTCTCATCGATAGACCTAGCGGCAATTTGATCGCTGAGGTGATGATCTACGGTGAAGTCGTAGGTGAAGATCCTCGTTTAAGCGTCATGACTTCAAATCTAGGTTATGCTATCAATAATAGCGATTATCAGATTTTTAGAGACAGCGACGTTAAAGAACCTCTGTACAATCAAATACTTTTGAACGAGAAGAAGAAAGAAGCTCTCTTAGAAGGGAGCAACATCTTCCCGTACACCGGTTCTTATAGAGCTCTTTTGACGGCCATCAAGTATTTCGGATATGATGACATCTACATGAAAGAGTATTGGAGAGATGTCGACCCGTATTCTGCTTACTTTGGCAAATATGTGCAGACTCTTCCCATAGAACTATTGAAACCTAGCGCTCGCTTCAATGACATGAACGTGAACGTTCCTAGCCGAAATTTAAGAAAGACGGGCAAGTTCGGTTTATTCTATAGAATCAATGAAGTCGTCGCTGACGAGTACGATGAGTACGATCTACCTGTCACTAGAGAATCCTTTTCATATTCTTTAGAGGAAGTCTTGATCAAACTGTACGGTCTAAAGCAAAAGCTTCAAAAAGATTTTCTACCCTTAAATGCTAAGATCATCGACATAGTCGGAGAAGCCGACTTTTTTGGGAAAAGCTTAATAACAGTTCAGCCTAGTTCTAACAGAACTGATACAGTCATAACCGGCTACAGTGTGTCATTCGAGACGAGTCCAGGTAAGACTATTTTTCTCCAAGATTTGAGGACTATAGACGACTTAGATTTTGCAAAGTACACACCTTATGACATACCGCAGAATATCTTCGTAGGTCCTAGAGGAGAACCTTTCACAGTAGGTGGCTACAATATCGGTTTCAGCCCTCAAAGCATCGGTGGTGTTGAGCATCTCACTAACAAATACCCTAACCCTAACGGACCGCTCGGCGGACCTACTGACGGAAAACAGTTCACCGTCGGAGATCTGGCTAACGTGCTACTAGCATATTTTAGCAGATATGCACCTAATCTAAATACAGTTCAACAGCTTCCAGATAATACCGGCATTCCAGTCGGAGCTCCGTTAGTTCTAATTAACACAAGTTTTGAAGACACCACATGGGATAACTCGAATTCTTATTGGAATGAGTTAGACACCTTTGGCAGCGGTTCACAGGTATTCAGTTGGAACTACATTGAATACAGAAACATAGCTGAGATAGAATGGATAGTCAGCAAACCTAAGACTAATGAATCTCCAGCTTTCTTCTATTCTCTCAGAGGCAATATAAAAGACTATGATCAAATAGCTCTTTTCTTACCTTATATCGGAGCTTATGACGTAGAGATGAGACTTTACGATTATTACAATAACATTTCGACGAGCAGACAGGAAGATTACGTCATCGTTAAAGCCAGAAACTTGGAGATTTTGGGGACTTACGCTATCAGAGAACCTTACTACACTTGGAACACTAAGATAGAAGTTCCTCAGAGACTTAGAGTCCCTGGAAAACCAGCTGCACAGTCTCCTATGATAGCAGAATATGCAGCTTATTGGGATCTCCCTTTTCACCCTAACGACCCTTTCGAAAAATTCGAAGTCAGTTGGGAAATGTTCAACCGTGGAAATTATGCTTTGAACAACCAATACAGCCCTTTTGCCAATTTTCATATCTCGACATTCAGAGATAATGACGAATACAGCTTTGTAGGTCCTTTCTTCTGGGATAATTTAGAAAACTCCAGATGGATGGACAATGCGCATAACTGGTGGGAAGGGACGGTTGTTGCTGGAGATACGCCTGCGTTTTTCAATATCATCTACTACAATCCAACTTCTCCGTATACTGTTTTGACTTTGGTAGATTCTGAAGGTACGCATAACATAAGCATTCCTCAATTGGGCGGTGGTCTTTTAGAACTCTCTCAGTGGCTAAACGGTACAACAAATCCTACATTCTCAAAGTACTCATACAATCCTATCAGAGACAAAGACGACTACAATAACATCTTGTACATTCAATGCGTCTCTAGATATTTTGGAGCTTTTGGAGATTTTTCAGACGTGTACGGCAATACTGCTGAATTAGCTATAGGAAGAACTTCTACTTCTAAAAACTATTCGATAAATTGGAATTCTGCAAGAGTGATAGATAACCAGATCACTCTACCTCGTTCCACTCACGTGGTATTTTCTTTCGATCTATCAGCCATTAGAGGAAAGGACCCGATGACAGCAAATTGGTCAATCAGTAACAACACGAATTCAGAATTCGGCGATGATAAATATATTACAGCGAGGTATTTAGCTTACCTTTTCGATATGCCAGGAGAGTATTCAATAGGACTCAACCTGAAAGATACGAACGGTAACAAATACGAAGCAGTGAAGAATTTTCTCATAATAAACTAAAAACGAGTAAAAATGTCAATCTCAGTAACGGAAATCCTCGGAACGGATTCACTAGCAGGTTCCAGGTTAGTGATCAACGATAACTTCAACGTCTTAGCGGACGCTGTAAACGATGTCTTGGTCTATCTAAACACTTCTTCTGGCACGTTAACGAATCTCACGAGCCTCACGACTAACACTCTAACTGTCGGTCTGAGTTCCCCGAGACTGCAGGTGACTACCTCGGCCTTTAACATCACGGCCAACCCTGTAGTTCAAGGTAACATGAATCTTCAAGGTAATCTCTACAGAGATAATGTCGATTCTACTTTGATCAACGAAGTCACCACAGCTCCATCTTACACGAAGAGCATCGGCTCATCATCAGCTGTACCGACTTACACGATCGAAAGAGTCTCTAACAACGGCTCAACTCCGGTAACTGTCACAGTATTTGAAGGAGAAATAGGACAGGAGATCATCTTCTGTTACTATGATTCTACTTCAGGAGCTGTAGACATCATCGCAGACGTAAGCACAGTGCTTGTTCTCACCGGAACTTGGACTAAGGTAGTTCTCGATGGAATCGGTCAAACTGCTCACTTCCTTTGTGTTCCTGATGCATCAAATAATCCAGTTTGGTATTTGATCGGTGGATTAGGATACACACTAGCTAGCTAACAATAAACTAAAGAATAGATGGCAGTAGCCCCACTCATAAGGACGCCACAGGTGCAAGGAGGAACGTTTTATACGTTCTCTTCTGCTGCGAAAGACCTTTCGAAGACTATTAACAACACGAATCTGAGATTCGTGTTTTCTAAATATGTTCTTCTGGATCTTCCTGATTTTAATTCTCTCCCGTTCTCAGATTTTGGGGACTACAATAACTACATGCAGTTCAACACAATTGATGGATGCATAGTTAACGGTGGATTGACAGGAGACCCTAACGTAGACTTTGCTCAAAGCCTCCAGAATTATGCTCTTAATTTCGAGAGCTTGATACTTAACGACGTAGAATACGACACTTCTTTGAAGCAAGGAGTCGCAGAAAGACTATTTTTCAAATGGCTGAAGGAAACAGGAGCTATCCGATTCAGAAATGCAACTACAGCCGAAGTCAGCCCTACAGTTCTCAATCCTAGATTTGTGGAAGAAGACTCAGCTGGCACCGGAGCGGTCCAGTATCAGAGAGTGGTTAAATTTATCGGTGACATAGACGTCATCAATAACGTAGAAAAAGGAGGAGATAGCTACACAGAAGTTTACATTTACGTACCGACTCAGGTTGGTAACACTCCTACTGTTCTTTTCCAAACAACTTCAGATGCTAACTACCAACCTGACATGATAGCTCAGGGAAATAGCGAATACATTTTAGGTAGAAGCATAGATACAATCCATCCAGAAGGATTGGACATCAGAGCATACTATGACGTTGATGATCAAGTCGATTGGACTGATCCCGACGCAGATTGGATGAATGATCCGTACCCACAGACTGTGGTCAATGCTTATTTTACTCAGCCAAGTTCTTTCACTGATGCTACCAATTCTGACATCCAGAAATATCCGGCAGACTATAACAATCCAGTCGGTTTCAACGGAGTTGCTTACAGAAGAACTAACTTAGACGGAATCGGTGTAGACTTTGAAGCTAACGATTATGCTTCAATCGTCGCAGATCCTAATTTGGACACTATCATGCAGTTCAACGGATCTGATCA